AAAGGCCATCTCCAATCTTTAGTAATACTACCTTCAATTTCGTTGCTGATTAAAATTTTTGTTCTATCACTTACTCCATCACCAATATGGAAAAACAGTTGTGTACCATCTGTTTTAGGACTAAACATTGCTTCGTACCCACCTAATACTGTGTTAAAATAACCTAAGTCTTTTAAGTTCTTTTGCGTAGGAACAATGTTTACATCAAACTCTGCACCTTTAAATTTAATACTTTTTAGTTGTTGATTAATAACATCTGCTAACATAAATCTATAGTGTGCATCATTACCATCAGCACTAACAAATTCTACTTCAACAGGCGTATCAACACCATTTCTTTCTTGATTAACAACTTTGATTTTTGCACTGTCATCATCAAATCCAGGATATTGTAAATATCCTTGCAACACACCCATTCTACTTAATCCAATTACAGAATCAACAAAATCAGGTACTGCATTGTGTGTTTCACCTTTAAAAATAACAGTCTTTTCAGCATCAACAGTTTCAATTTCTGTTTTATCTAATGTTCCTGTAATCTTCACCATTTCAAATATGCCTAAACCATGTGTGTGTTTTAGGACATCTTTAAATACATCTTTAATTGCCATGTGTTTTTTCTCCAAGATAATTAGTTATTATACATGTTTTATTTAGATCTGTCAATGTCTTTTTCATAATTTTTTTAGATTAAAATTCAAAAAATGCTTGTAATGTTTCGCTTTCATTCATTCTACTAAGATCAAAATTCATAGCACCAAGAACATTTTGAATTTTTTTATCTAACACTGCTTCTTCCATTCCTTCTTCATCAAAAGGTAATTCCTTAAACCATTGTGGCAAATTAAGTTCATCAGTAGGATAAGCAATGCTTGTATAACCCATAGGATTGCTTCTCAATCTACACACGATTACCTTTGCACCATCAGTGATAGGCATACTGTAATTGTCGCTGTTTGCTTGTTTAAGATTATTCCAATTAATACTTGCTCTAACATGCCCAGGAACCATATTATTTTTTCCTTCATTTTTAACTGCTTCTAATTTATGCAGTCTATAATTTTCTGGAACTTTTGCTCGTTCAGAAACTTTTGCTGTATACATTGTGAGGTTATTACATCTTTTAGGCATACCTTTATACCATGGTTCTAATTCTCTAAATTGTTGTTTTAGTTCTTTTATTCTTGCCAGGACGTTTGCTTCACCTTCACCATTAAGAGACATCAACAAAAGTTCTTCTAACCATTCTTGTACAAACTCTGGTGTGTCCGATCTTTTAATGTCAAGACCCATAATCTTTAGTTTGCCACCTTCAGGTCTATATCCTTCTAAGTCTAACACATTTATTGCATATCTCTTCTTGGTAATAAACAGACCAGCACGACCAACTACTTCTCGCCCTGCTTTCATTACTTGCCCTGCTTCTAGTGGTACATTAAATTTATCTTTTAAAAACTGTGGAAAAGTAGCACTTACTGTATCACTAACATGATCATATAACTTTGTAGCACTATCTAAATCTAACTCCACATCATCTGGCATTGAGGAGACTGCGGTAAAGTAGACAGAGTCTGTGTCACCGTATATGATTGTTTCTCCGGTGTGATCATATTCTCCTGTAAACATCTTATTTGTTTCTGCTCCCATGTGTCTGGTAATGGCTCGTCCAGTAAGTGTTGTGCTTTGACCGATTCTTTTATCGAAAAATCTACAACCAGGATTGAGAATAGCACCATACAAACTATTAAGATTAATTTTCTTAACAAGTTGCCGCTTGTCCCAAAATGCTTTTTCGGCATCTGTTGTTGCTTCTTTCTTTTTGGCTTGTAATTCTTGTCTTTCTGCATACCATCTCTCCAATAGTCCAGGTACAATACCTTGGAAGTCTGTTTTAAAAATTGTTCCGTTAGCACTGATGTTCCACGGTTGGCCGCTGTTGAATACTAAGTTGTAAACATCAGCACCTGTTACTTCATGGGTACTTCCATCTTCCATATCAAGTTTTATAATATGATCAACGTCTTTAGCCATAATCATTTCATATTCATTGCTACCAAACTTACCTAACCAAGCATCAGCAAATGATTTCTTTTCTAAAGTAATTTTGTTTTTAATCTCTTCTTCTGTGTATTCTTGACGCAGTTGGCCAACAATAGTTTCAGCACCCATATTCAATGCTCTGAACACACTCGGATATAGACTGTTTAAATCCATACTGCCAATCCACTCATGAAATCCTTTTTTAGGAAAAGCCACATAGGCACCTGCCGCAGTTGTATCTTCATCAGGAACACGTTTTCTATCTGGTACAACCATATTACGTCTATGTGCTTCGTTAATAATTGCTTGTTCTGTTGTAGCCACAGCACCCATTGTTACCGGCAAAAGTACAGTATTGTCGTGTGCAATAGTGTTAGCAAGATCAATAAACTGTAACTTTTGATCTAGTTTATACAGCAGAATTGTATCTTGAATGTTGTATTCTAAAAACTTGAGGAAGTCATGATTGTAAAGTCTATCTAAACTACCTTCATAGGCTACCTTTTTTTCACCTATTTCCATTTCACCAATGAAATCTAATCTATAACTATGGCGTTCTTCATAGTTATATTTTCTATACAGTTGTAAATAGTCTAAATGCACACGACCGATAAGATCATAACTAACATTTTCATTGCCATATTGTTCAAATTTTCTTTCTTTAGGTAACTTATTCATTAAACACATACGTCTAGTTTGTGCCTTACCCATAGTTCTTGTAATACGATTCATTACATAAGGAATATCATAACCTTCTGAATTCCAACCGCTTAAGACATCAGCATCTTCTATTATCGTTAAAAATGTTTCGAGCATTTCAGTTTCTGTTCTAAATAACATTACTTCGCTTAATGGTTTAGCAACTTCTTGTGCTTGGTCCCAACTTAGTGATTTGGGAGGCACTGCCAAGCATATCATAGCATCTATCCAGTCCAAGTATACACCTATTGCTGTGATTGGTGTAAAAGGGTCTTGAGGACTACTGTATCCACGTTTAGGATCGAAGTCTACCTCGATATCGAAAAATGCTGTTTGTAGTTTAGGAGGCTCTACTCCATTATAATGCTTGGCTAGAGTTTTATTGATTGGACGAATGTCGCTTTCGTATAAGCCATTATGTTTATTAATACCCACATTTTTTCTAAAATCTTTTTCAGAACTACAACGTACTTCAGTTACGGCCTCACCGTAAATACTTCTGTGTTTTCCTCTAGGATCTTTGTAGTAAAAGTTATATTCTGGCTTTAGTTCGGTGTAGATTCTTTTGCCATCAACCCGCTCGACAACTGTTATGATGTCTTTTGTTTTATCATGAAATGCATCTACATAACTCATAGGCTATACTCTAACACTGTATATTATACAGTATAATGCGGCCTCTGTCAATGTAATTTATAAGGTTTTGCCAACTACTTCTAAAATTGTTTCCAATTCATCGAAGTTATTACGTTCATCAGTAAATTTGGCTTTATGTGCAACTTTTATTGCTTTCATTAATATACTAGGCTTTAGATCCATCTCTTCTGCTATAGCCTTTACAGTATCTCGGAGTCCTTCGTTCAATGCTTCGACTTCAAATAGAACTTGGTCTCCTTCTTGAATTAATTTTTTTAATCTTGCGATTTCCTCTTGATTAAAAGTTTTGTTGAATCCTGACATATTTACCTCTGTGTGTCAACGTTAATATTTATATTTAATTCGTTAAGTATAACAGGATTTTTGGTTATGTCAACTTCTATTTTGTAAACACTTTTGAAACCTGGTGGTTGTATGAATGCCAACTCGTTAAGAATGGTTCTGTCTGTAATTCTGTTGCCTTTGTCATCATATGCCACATACTGATCTCCAGTATAGTGAACTTCTACGATCATACAACTTCGCCCCAGCCTAAAAGTGCTGAAACATTAACACCATTACTAGCAGGACTGGCTACCACTGTGATTATATCACTGGTACCATCTAAAAATCTTCCCAGTTGTATGACTAGACTGCCGTCTAAACTTGCTGTTCCACTGTCTGTGCTTAACCAACCGCCAGTAATCTCTGTACCGCCACTAAACGTGTCAGGAACATTACCACCACTACTGTTAATATCATGTAGCACATAATCCACAATGCCATTGCTGTGTGTTACCCAACTGGTACCATTTAGTGTAATCGTGGGATTTAGTAACAATTTAAAAAGAACGTTTTGGTTAGATAGAATTAACATTTCTAATTTTCTAACAACCACAACACTGTCTAATCTACTGCTGTTAATTCTAATACTGATAAGCGGATATTCTGCACCTTTTGTTGTAAGGTTTTGTCCATCAACACCATTACTTACAAAATTTATTGGAGTATTTAGAGTATAGCCACCTTCAGATATCACTGTGCTACAAATTTGTTTCATGGTGCTACTGGCTACGGTTTCTGCTGTGTTTAATATTTCATATCTCACAGGCAACACCGCAGTGGTCATATACACTTTGTCTAAAATGTTAGCATGTTGAAAAGTATGAGCAGTGTAGAAATTACCATTAACAACAAAACCCACTCTAACTTGTCCTACACCTAACCATTCCAAATCCATAAACAGTATTTGTGCTTTGGTTATGTCAATGTCAATACCACTTGCTGTAGTACCATCCAGTTTGTCACTGTTCCAACTGCTTTGAGCAATTTCTTCATCAACTGCTGAGCCACTTGTATAACTTCTACGAACAATATAATTAACACCATCTTTGTTCATAAAGAAGATGCCATTTTGAGCATTGTAATAACCCACGCATTGTACTAAACCTGATTGTCCTGCGTCCATTACAAATGTTGCTAAAATTTGTAAACTTTTGCCTGGTTGGTATGGAAATACATTTTTACTTTCTCTAATAGCATGGTCACCGGCAGTGGTCGTTACTTCCATATCCAAAGTGCTTTCATTTATTTGATAGGTTGTACTGGCATTACCAGTTAAACTTTCATCAAATAAATCTTCACGTTTGGTATATTTTAGTTGTGCGTCAAACAGTGTAAATGGTTCTGCTACACGTTGTCTACCAAACCCATCTATACCTACATCTGTTGTTGAATTTCCAGCAGTTGTTAGTGTTCTGACAACAGGCAATCCCTGACTATTAAAGTCCATTGCATTATGCAAATTGCGTAAATCTTGGTCTCTGGGATATGGATTTGCCATTTTATACTTCTATACTTGCTTCAAATGTAAACTGTATGTCGTCAAATTCTTTAAAAAGTTCTTCTGATATTTCATCGCCTTCTTCAGAGCCTATTGCTTCTTCTAAAACAATTTCATATATCCACATATCACCGTCGTCATCACTGCTAGTGTATGCCATAACTTCTATGCCTACTTTTGCTTTTTCTTCATCATATGCCGTAAGTAATTTTGTAGGCACAACACTTTGCACAATATCGAAATACACAATAACATCCTCATCAGGAAGTTCTTCTCGTGTCAACATTCTTACAAAGTGTTTTATAAACATTTTAATTATTTACCCTTACTAAATGCCTGAGCACCAAAGAATGCGGCAACAATACCAGCAACTGCTACAAAGTATGTAGCCGCCATATCGCCTAGTATTTCACTTGCTTGGTTTAATCCAGCCAATACTGCTAACACTACTGCAAATGGATATAATAACATACCACTTAGTGCAAACCATGCCATACTTCTTTGAGCATCACGCATAGCATCCATATCTTCAAGTTCTTTTCTCTTGAACTCTAAATACATTTGCTCTTCTGCTTTACTTACTTTTCCATCACCGTTTGTATCAGCAGGATGAAATTCTTTTTTAACTGTGTCTTCTGCCATTGTATAACTCCCTAATTTGTTATACTACTATTTATCGAATTGGTGGGCCTACTAGGACTTGAACCTAGAATCTACCGATTATGAGTCGGGTGCATTATTAGATTTTATCTTTGTGAATTTTGATTCTGTTAATAATGGTTTCCATACCATTATGAAATTTACCTTTATCTTGTGATTTTACATAGCCATCTACTTTAATTTTAGTATTAAGATTAATTTTTTTATCGTGAAAGAATTTTAGTATATGTTGATTTTTTACACTACAAGTAATTAGATAACTCATTGTTCTAGGTATATATCTAACAAATTCTACTTTTGCATTAAAAGTACTTCTATTATGTAGTTCTCCTAATACGTTACTGGTTCTTGATAATTCTAATTCTCTGTCAGTCCAATTATCTTGTTCAATTTTATTAAAATAAACCTTAGGTAAACTTGCTGTAATCCCTAATTGTGTTTTATCTATGTGTTCTGAATTAACAACACTAAGAACATTGCTTTCAAAATCTGTAAGTTTTCTTTCTATTGCTTTGAAACTAAGACCTTTAAGATAATCTATAACTTCATTAGCCATTTCTAAATCTTCATTTTTTACAGTTAATTTAGGCAAAGCATTTTTAAATTTTAATTCTTTAGGATCTAAAAAATGTGCATAAAGTAAGTCGCTATTTGCTCTTTTACCCTCTGCTTTCTTGTCAAATCTAATTGAGTCTTTACTTAAAAATCCGCCATTAAATCTATGTGCGGCACAACTTACTGCTATTACATCTTTTGTTTTAAACATAGTTACTCCTACTTAACCATATACAGTATAGCACTTTTAAAGAGTTTGTCAAGTATTTTTTATAATTAAATTATAAATTTCTTCCCAATTTTTTACTACATTGGCATTTCCTGTGTAGTCCATGTTATGTCCATGTTCTACTAATATACCGTTAAGACCATTATCAATACCCCAATTAAGATTTTCTGGTTTATCCTCTATCCAGTAATTTCCAGGATATTTAGGACCATATTCAGCAAGTATCTCATCTTTGTCAGCACCTGTATCTAAACATACTACTTCTATAAATGCATCTCCAAATAACTTTTTAAGATTTCTTTCTCTTAAATATTTTGCATATGGATCTAAACTTAAACTAGTAATAGCAATAAATTTATACTGATGTTGCTCGTGTAATTTTTTAACAAAGTATTGAGCATCACGAAGTGGAGGGAGGAACCCTATCGCCGCACTTTCGTTAAACTGTTTAACTAACTTACTTCCTTGTTCTTTAGTAATGCCATATCTATCACCAATATTGTACATGTACTGATAACCATCAACTTTACTATGGCCATGGTGTTCCATCCATATTGAGAATCCTTCTTCCCAATCTAATAATACACCATCGCAGTCTGTTAAAATAATTTTATCTTTCTTCATTTCATTTTCCTATGTTACATTACTATTATACTAAGAAACTGTAATTTGTCAAGTATTTTTTGTTAAATAGTAGTATGAGAATTAGAACACATACTGTTTTTCCTAACTATTTATTTGAACAAAATATTAGCATACCAGATACAATGATAGAAACTCTTAAAATAGAAAGAGACGAAATGTATGATTCTGGAATAACTACAGATACAAATTTTGGGTGGAGAACAAACAAAGAATATCCTTTAGCACAAGGACATGCAAGATTATGTAAGTTAATATCTCACCATTTTATAAATGATTGTCAAAAAGTTTTACCCACACAAACAAATGAAATACAGGTATGTAATCCATATGTACTAGGAGTAAATCCAGGACATCAATACAACGTAAATATAGAACCAATGCGTTGGTACAATGCATTATTATTTTTACAGACTACAGACAAGGGTTCACATTTATATCTAAATAACTTTAGTGAAAAATTATATGCTCAACAAAACACACAAGAATCTGTCTTTGTTGTTAAACCAAAAACTAATAAGGTGGTTTTCTTTCCTAGTCATATACCTTGGGGTCTTTCAGCAAA